AATGTCTCGGCTCCCCTCTGCTACTTTAAGGAAGACCCTGTAATAAACTAAGACATTTCTTCCGAGCGAAGCGAGGCGGAAACGAAAAAGCGTTCTTTGAATTTTTTTCATTCTAAGTATTATAAAAGTCTGTTCCTCGGCGGGAGTGTCCCTTCCGCCGTAAGGCGGTCGATTTTTTTTATTTTTCGGTTTTTTTGTATAGGTGGCAGTAAAACAGTATTTTTGCGACGGACTGATAGCTTACCGGCATTGAATATGCCAACAAGTCTATTACCAGGTTGTTTTCTTCCGGGGCGTTTAGTTTCCGCTGTCGTCTTGCCGGCTCTAATGCGAATGCAGGCACGAATGCAGGGTCGTCTTATACGAATTCGAACAATGCAGTGACGAATGCGAATGCGAATGTCTCGGCTCCCCTATACTTTGCAACCCAAATTGTAGGAGTATGAAGGAAAGACCTTGCCGCTTGGCACAAGATAACAAAGCAGTAACGGGTGTTGGTAGGCCGGTAACGGTTCGAAGGCTCCCAATTAAGCAAAGCAGACCCGAAAGACCCAACAGACCCGGCAGATGAAAAAGTACGGTAACCTTTACGAGCGTATTTGCTCAATCGACAATTTGCGTGAAGCGTTCTATTGCGCTTCGCTTGGAAAGCGTAACCGTGACGACGTTTTGGAGTATGGCGCCCATTTGGAAGAAAACCTGGAAGAACTTCACCGGGAACTGGCCGCCCATACTTACAAAACATCGGAATACCACATTTTCACCCTCTACGAACCGAAAGAACGTATCATTTACAAACTTCCTTTTCGTGACCGTGTCGTTCACTGGGCTATCATGCTTCAGGTAGAAACGATTTGGATAAACAGCTTTACCCGTGATACCTACGCCTGTGTAAAAGGTCGGGGTATTCATTCCCTTTTGTATAAACTGAACCAGGATTTAAAGAATGATCCGGAAGGTACGGCCTACTGCCTGAAACTGGACGTTAGAAAGTTCTACCCGTCCATCGATCACGATATACTGAAGCAAGTTATCCGTTACAAGCTGAAAGACCCGAACCTGTTGTGGCTACTGGACGAAATTATCGACTCAACCGATACCGGTGTCCCCATCGGAAATTACTTGTCCCAGTTTTTTGCGAACTTGTACCTTTCAGAACTGGATCACTTGCTAAAGGAAGAATACGGCGTGAAGTATTACTACCGTTATGCCGATGATATTGTTCTACTGGCTGATGATAAGGCGAAACTACACGGCTGGCTGGTGGCTATTAACGACTACCTGAATGACCGTCGTAGACTTTCCATAAAGAAGAACTATCAGGTTTACCCGGTCGAAAGCCGGGGCGTGGACTTCGTCGGTTATGTTAGTTTCCATACTCACGTACTAGCACGGAAGAAGAATAAAAAAGCGCTTTGCCGGAAGGTGGCAAAACTCCGTAAACGGCGTTTCCCTGAAGAAGAAATTCGCCTTCAGGTCGCCAGTGAATTGGGGTTTATGAAACATTGTAATTCAAACAATTTATTAAAAATACTCGGAATGAAAAAATTTTCAGAAATCAGAAAAAGCCAGGGCAAGCTGGAAGGCGAAAAATTGCACCTGGACGTTATTTTAAACAAAGTGATCCAGTTGACGGCTTACGAGATAAGCCAGTCAAAATACAGGGGCGAATGTCTGACTATCCAGTACGTCCTTCAGGAAGACGCCCAACTTCCGGACGGAAGCGTGGCGAAAGCCGGCGAAAAGCATATCAGCTTTACCGGATCGGAAGCGCTGGCGAAGTTACTGAAGGAAACGGATAACGAAGATTACCCCTGCCTGGCGAAAGTTATTAAACAACCGTTCGGCGATAAAGGCAACAGTTTTTATACTATTGTCGATCCGGACGACTAAAAAGAAAAGATTATGAATAAACAAATTTATCAAGAAAGAAGAACATACTTACATTATGATGCAGGGCGTTTCATGCTCTACCTGAACGAAGGACGGGAAGAATATATTCCGTCAGTAGCAACACTGGCCGAAGAACCGGAAAATTTGCCCGTTTCCGCCCCTGTAATGGGTTATTCCTACGAAGGTGAAGAAGAAGACGGGGGAACACTTATCGAAGCCACAGCGGCCAATTATGAAGCGTTTGTAAACGGCCTGATCCGGAAACGCTACACGCAAAGCGAGGTCGAAGCTATCCAGTCCAATATGATTGTTTCCATGACTAACCCGGACACTGAACGTTCGGCTGAATTCCGCCAGGAATGGGAAGCATACCAGGACTACCGGGAAACATGCAAGAACAACGCTAAAGCAATTTTGAATTTATGATCTGATCTTCCGGGGGTGAATAGAAAAAAGCCCCCGGCCTGTTAGTAGTATCTCACCACGTACTAACAAAAAATGCGACGCAACGCACAGCCGGGGGCAAATACCCTCTGCTGCGTTACGTCGTTTTTTTGTTTATTACGTGGTGAGACTACAAAGATAGTGTATTTTGCCGAACCCTAAAAAGAATATCCTAAAAATGAAATTATATGAATTACTGGACTTCAACAAAGAACTGTTGAAAAGGCTTTGTTCCGCCGGTATCAAACCGGAAGACTACAAGTATGCCGACCTGTTTGCCGATTACGAACGTTTGAACCGGGAAGGCGAAAAGAAGACCTATATCGTTGCGCTGCTTGCCGATAAATACGGTATCAGTGAACGGAAGGTTTATTCTGTAATCAACCATTTAAGCCAGGAGCTTGACTACTGCAAAAGCCGTGCAGTGGGATAAAGCCCGGAAATTATGCTGTTTACGCCGGACTGACGACCTTTGCCCCGTAATCAATAAAAAAACAAATATGGGAAATTTTACCTACAAAGAACAGTACGGCGTAATTGTGATATGCCAAAGTGAAGAAGACCAGCAAGCCACTTACGATTGGCTGCGTAAAAACGGGTTGAACGTAAAGGTAGTGACGGTATGAAAATCGAAATTAAGCATCGCTGCAACGATTTCGATAGTTATCGTTCGGCCAGGGTTAAAAGCCTGTTTAACGCTGAAAACGCCTACAACTGGGAAAAGGTTGTGGACTTGCCTATCGAGGGAAAAGACTGGAAGATCGGCCTGGTTGTCGGTGCGTCCGGAAGCGGTAAGACCAGCATCGGGAACCGTATCTTTTCAGAACCGATTCACGACCTTTATGCCGGTTGGGATAATAGTAAACCGATTGTTGACTGTATAGCCCCAGCCGGCGACTTCAACACCGTAACCGGCGCCCTTTCCGCTGTCGGCCTGGGTGACGTGCCGGCGTGGCTTCGTCCCTTCAATGTGTTATCAAACGGCGAAAAGTTCCGTGCCGGCCTTGCCCGCCTGGTGTGTGAACGCCCGGAACATGTCGTTATCGACGAATTTACGTCTGTCATTGACCGGCAGATCGCAAAAGTGGGGGCGGCCGCTTTCGCTAAAACATGGCGCAAAGGTTCCGGCCAGGTTGTGCTTTTATCCTGTCATTTTGATATTATAGACTGGCTACAACCCGACTGGGTGTACAATACGGACGAGGCACGCTTTTACGAGCGTGACTGTCTTCGGCAAAGACCGGAACTCACCCTTCAAATATATAAAGTCCGGGGAACTGTATTCTCACGACTCTTTAAGCGCCATTATTATTTAGATTTACCCCTTCCGGTGGCCGCTGAATACTTTGTCGGTATTATCGACGGCGAACCGGTTTGCCATGTGGCCGTGGCACCGCTGTTTACTGCCAACGCTTACCGGGCTACCCGCCTGGTGGTAATGCCTGAATGGCAGGGTGTTGGTGTCGGTACTAAGTTCCTGGCCGCCGTGTGTGAATACCATTTGCAAGGTAAAGGCCGATGCGGCTACAAGTATAACACCTTTTTTCATACGTCACATCCGCAACTTTGCGGGGCGCTTCGGCATTCTAAACGGTGGGTACAAACGGCGGCCAACCTTTACGGTGACAGCAAAAAACGGTGTATGAACTCTATAACCCGGTCACACAAGAAACAAGGAAACACAAAGGCTACGGCTACGGGCTACGGCGGTCATTTTAGAGCCGTACAGGCGTTTAAATACATAGGAGGGTGAAATGACAGTCAGGATATACGGAAACGAAAATACAGCCGCTTATGGGGCTGCAAAAGCTCTTGTCGGACGTTTAGGCCATACAGTAACAGACGTTACCTGTATGGCAGACCTGGCGATCGCTCCGTTACTTACGGAAATCTTGCCGGCTGAAGTGTTGGGCGTTCCTGTTTACGGCACGCTTATCTTTCATCCCAGCCCGTTACCCTATGGTCGTGGAGCCAGCGCCATAAAGTACGCCTACAAGCGCCAGGAAGCAATAACAGCGGCCACCTGGTTTTGGGCTGATAGCGGAATAGATACAGGGGACATTTGCGAACAGGAAATAGTGAAGATTGACTATTCCTTACGGCCGAGAGAGTTTTACGAACAGGATATACTTCCAGCTATGTTGCGGACGCTTGAAAGAGCGTTGAAGGACATAGCGGAAGGACATTTGCGAAAAGTCCCACAAGTAGAGAAATACTCAACTTATGACAAGAAGTTATAAGAGTAAAAACCTTTCTAACACTATGTAAAGATACAATTTTTTTCTGAATTGACAATGACTTTTTGAGTATTTTTTTGCATAAAAAGACAGCGTTTGAATACCGTTTTATTGACGTTCAAACGCTGTCTTTTTTTTGTGTGCGTGTCGGGGAACTTTCCGTTTTCGTTTTTCCTTCTTCCCAGCCGAACTTTCCGTTTTCGTTTTTCCAAAACGGATTTTTCGTTTTTCGGATTATATATATGCCAAGGACGGTGACCCCAATTATTACCAAAGCTATTCCTTTATCAACACCCAAACAATCACAGCATCCACA